CTACCAAAGGTGTAGAAAAATTAAGAGGAGATCCGAGTAAACTATCCCCAGGTGATCAAGCAAATTTACGTGCTCTTACAAAATCAGGTAAGGCTATAAATTTTTTAAAAGGAGTATTAGGACCTGCAGCAATTTTAGGTGAAGTTGTATTTGAAGGAGGAGCTGCTGCTAATAAATTTATGGAGGGTATGCCTCTTAAACAAGCATTGGGTGAATCTTATTTAAATTATGCACTTGGTCCTAAATTAAAGATAGATGTTGAAGCTGAACGTGCAAAAGAAATGGCTAAAGGAGAAGAATATGCTATGGCAGAACGTGGTAGAAGAAAAGCTCCTTTTATGGCACAGAGTGCACAAGCTGATGAGTTAAGAAGAAAACAAGCTATGAAAAAAATGGAAGAAGTTTATCCAACTAGTTCTGAATCAGATATAAATTTAGCTTTACAAAATGCGGATATGACTCAACAAGAAACAGGTATGACTTATCCAGAAATACAAGATTACATTAAACGACAAGATCAAATGCAAGCAATTGCCGAAGCTGGAGGTGTTTCTAAAATGGCCACTGGGGGTCTTGCAAATTTAATGAAAAAGTATTATGACTAAAAATAATCCAACACTTGTAAAAAACATGAAACATGTTAAGTTCAATGCAATCCCCCCTTTGCAAGGACCAAATCCTCAGGGGTTGATTAAACAGAATAAACAAGATAAACCATCGAAAGAGAAAAAATATGGCAGATATAGATAAGGGACTTCCAGGAAATACACGTACTGAAATTAAGATGCCTTCAGAAGAGGAAATGGCTGAAGTTAGTGTACAAGAAGAAGTTACAGAACAAGGACCTGTAGAAGTAACACCCGAAGAAGATGGTGGTGCAACAATTAATTTTGAACCTGGTGCAATTAATATACCCGGAACAGAAGGTCACTTTGATAACTTAGCAGACATTCTACCAGACGATATTTTAGAACCTATCGGTAGTGAAATGGCCGGTAACTATTTAGATTATAGATCTTCAAGAAAAGATTGGGAAAATACTTACAGAACTGGATTAGATCTTTTAGGATTTAAATACGAAGATAGATCAGAACCGTTCCAAGGAGCAAGTGGTGCAACTCACCCAGTACTAGCAGAAGCTGTAACTCAATTCCAAGCACAAGCTTACAAAGAATTATTACCCGCAGGTGGTCCAGTCAGAACTGAAGTTATGGGAATTAAAACTCCACAAAATGATTTACAATCTCAAAGAGTAAGAGATTATATGAACTACTTAGTTATGGATAAAATGGAAGAGTATGAACCAGAGTTTGATTCAATGTTATTTCATTTACCACTAGCCGGATCTACATTTAAAAAAGTTTACTATGATACTACAATGGCAAGAGCCGTATCAAAATTTGTTCCAGCGGATGAATTAGTAGTACCTTACACAGCAACATCACTAGATGATGCTGAAGCAATTATTCACGTAATTAAAATACCAGAAAACGAATTAAGAAAACAACAAGTTGGAGGATTTTATAGAGATATAGATTTAGGGCCTCCAGGTTATGCAGTTAATAACGAACTTGATAAAAAGGAAAGAGAACTAGAAGGGACAACAGCAAGTGGTAGAGCACAACCGCTTTATACTTTATTAGAATGTCATGTTAATTTAGATCTAGAAGGGTTTGAAGAAGTAGGAGAAGATGGAGAACCTACAGGAATCAAATTACCTTACATTGTAACAATTGAAGAAGGAACAAGAAATGTTCTTTCTATCAAAAGAAATTACGCACCTGAAGATACAAAGAAAAAGAAAATTTCATACTTTGTACACTTTAAGTTTTTACCAGGTTTAGGGTTTTATGGTTTCGGTCTAATCCACATGATAGGTGGACTGTCTCGTACGGCGACCGCGGCTCTAAGGCAGCTCTTGGATGCGGGAACGTTGTCTAACCTGCCAGCTGGTTTCAAACAAAGAGGTGTTAGAATACAAGACGATGCTTCTCCTATTCAACCCGGTGAATTTAAAGATGTAGATGCACCAGGAGGAAGTTTAAGAGATGCATTTTTCCCTTTACCTTACAAAGAACCTTCTCAGACATTACTTCAGTTAATGGGTATTGTTGTACAAGCCGGTCAAAGATTCGCGGCTATTGCAGATATGCAAGTAGGTGATGGAAACCAAGGTGCAGCAGTTGGAACAACTATTGCATTACTAGAACGTGGATCACGGGTAATGTCAGCGATACATAAACGATTGTATGCGGCAATGAAAAAAGAATTTAAACTTCTTGCAAATATTATTTCTAAATACTTACCACCAGAATATCCTTATGATGTTGTCGGTGGAGCAAGAACTGTTAAACAAACAGATTTTGATGACAGGATAGATATTATACCTGTTGCTGATCCTAATATCTTTTCAATGAGTCAAAGAATTACTTTAGCTCAAACTGAAATGCAATTAGCAACAACAAATCCGCAAATGCATAACATGTATAATGTTTATCATAATATGTATGAAGCAATTGGAGTAAAAAATATAGATTCAATTTTACCTCCTCCACCACCTAATCAACCTAAAGATCCGTCAATTGAAAATATTGAAGCAATGTCAGGTAAAAAGTTTCAAGCATTTCCAGGACAAGATCACAGAGCCCATATTACTGCGCATTTAAATTTTATGGCAACGAATATGGTTAGAAACAATCCACCTATCATGGCTTCACTACAAAAAAACATTTTAGAACACATCAGTTTGATGGCTCAAGAACAAGTTCAATTAGAGTTCAGAGAGCAACTAAAACAGATGCAAATATTACAACAACAGGCACCGAATAATCCTCAAGCAGCAAATGACTTACAAGTTATTACAAATGCTGTTGAAGCAAGAAAAGCGGTCTTGATTGCAGAGATGATGGAAGAGTTTATGAAGGAAGAAAAAGAAATTACTTCTCAATTTGACCATGATCCGTTGTTAAAATTAAAATCAAGAGAAGTAGATCTTAGAGCGATGGAAAATCAACGTAAAAAAGAATACGATGATGAAAAAATCAATCTAGATAAATCAAAACTTCTTCAAGATAGAGATTTAACAGAAGATAAAATGGAGCAAGACGAAGAATTAGCTGAAATGAGAGACGAAACAAGTCTAGAAAAAGCTTATTTAAGTGCAGATGTTAAACTCTATAACGATAAAATGAAACGTAGAGATGTAAAGACCTTGAAAGGTCAAAGATCTTAATATATAATAGGAGACATTATGATGAACTATAAAAAAACAAAAAAAAGTGAAGTACCTAGTCAAAACCTTGAGTACGATTCAAGAAGTAAAGCTAACGTTACAAGAGCTAGAAACATGATCGCTACTGGAGACAAAGTGACTGTAAAAGGAACTGGCAAAGCTAGAAAACAAACAGCTACTTGGATCTAACATGTGGTTATCGGCAATTAAACTAGCCGTTTCTGCTGGCAGTAAAATTTACGCTAATAAGCAGAGAACAAAAATGGCTATGTCAGATGCACAGCTTATGCATGCATCAAAAATGGCTGCTGGTGAGGAAGCTTACCAAGGAAAACTTTTAGAGTCTAGACAATCGGACTGGAAAGACGAATTTATTTTGATCCTGCTTTCGGTGCCAATCGTCATGTTGGGATGGAGTGTCTGGTCAGATAATCCTGTACATATGGAGAAAATGGAGTTATTCTTTCTTCACTTTGGAAATTTACCTTTATGGTACCAAACAATTTTTGTTGGTGTCATTGCGAGCGTTTATGGACTTAAAGCAACAAATCTGATAAAAGGAAAATAATTATGTCAAACAGTAATTTTAATAAACAAACTACAAACTCAAGACAAGCTTTAGCTGTCGGTGGTATGGCAAAACTTTTAAAAAAATTAGGTAAACAGATTAAAAAAAATCCATTACCTAAAAAAACAAAAAATCTTTCAAAAAAATTCATTGACGCTTTTAAATCAAGAGGAAAATAATTATGGCAAATAAAAATTTTAATAAACAAGTTGTACCAGCAAGAAAAAAATTAGCGGTAGGTGGACCATCTTCAGACACAGGGAAAAGAGGTGGAATGGGATTAATGGGACCTAGAATAAAAGACATGATGAAGAGACCAAAAGATTCCCCTTTAA